AGGACAAAGGTTGTTTGCGTACCAGCAGAGCCCTGGGTAAATGAGTCAACCGTATAGTAGGCATTGATATCCTTCGTATCGACCTGCTGCACAAGCATGGTTAGCTTATCAAGCGCATCCTCGTGTGCCTGGGCAGGGAAGGGATCGTTCTCTACGTAATTGGTCTCTTGCGTTAGCGGTAGGCTTCTGCTGATAGTGACAGTAATGCCTGATGCTGGAGCAGTTACAAAGGTGACGTTGCCGCCTGAGTCATTGCCTGCGCCCGATACGGTGTAGTCAGTAGTAAGGGTCTTGGTTGTTTCTACGCCGGTGTTTACGTTCTTTTCTACAACAACAAGATCGCTGTCTTCAAAGATCTTAAACGTATATGCAAATACGGTAGTGCTGCCGTTGCCGGAGTAGCTAACAGAGCTAGTGCTGCTGGATACTGTCATGGTTAGTCCTCAATAATTCCTTCAAACTCAGGAGCACGCCTGGGCAGCGCTTCACCTGGACGCCACCAATAGTCCTGATTGTACTCTACCGCTCGCTTTCGCATAAGACGCCGATACTTCTTTTCTGCATCAGGGTCGGCCATCATCTCAAGTTGATCGAAAAATGATGATTTAAACATATGAATCTGCCAAATGCTTGGCGTATACCTCTCTAGTATATCGATAGACTCACCTAAAATATGCGTCTCTTCGCCCTGTATTAGCTCTCGTATATTGCCATGAGTAAACTTTAGTCCGGTATCAGCTAACTCGCCTACTGGCCCAACAATGGTTTCTGCTATACCCCCGCCAAATCTATTGGTATCGGAAAATATAAAGTCTCCCATGAGCCCTAAGCCGCCGCCCTGCTGTAGTGCTGCCGCAAAAAACGCTGGATTGTTTGCCGGCCTTGGATCTCTTCCTGCAGCAATGTCTTTAGCTTGCAGCGCGATACCACCAAATACAGTAGTCGTGGCAAGTATTGAAGCACCATATCCAATTTTCTGCCCCATCGTGGCTTGAAAGGCGGTCCGGTAAAAGTGAGTCGTGGCAATCGTTATAGGGAATGACTTGATCATAAACGCGGAGCGCCATGCCTCGCCTGAAAGTGTGCCTCTCTGCAACCCTCCGGTAGTGATTGCTCTAACTTTGGCATCGGGCGTAGGGACTGCAAAATCTGTCTCTGACATAATCATCTGATGGAATTTCTTGCCACCCGCCTGAGTCATATCAGCGAACCTTGCGCCCTTAAACTCTACTAGCGGAGTTTTTCGGAATCGGTTCCAGTCATTAACCGTAATGCCATACGTTTGCATGGCTCTACGCAGTCCATCGTCAAGATCACTAAAGTTTTTGCCAAAGTTATCGGCCAGCAGACCGGCAAACTCCATGCCAAATGCTTTGCGGCCGGCATCAGTCCAAGGCTTTAGCAGTGATGCTCGCATTACCGCATCTGCTATTTTTGCTGTAGCACCTGTGCCATACACATCAGCATAGCGATTTGCGGCATGCGTGCGATCAATCCACGCTTCTGCAATCAAACCAATACGTACCGCTACCTTTTGATCCTCAAGGCTAGAAGGCGATAGCATTTTAAGCTGCCGCCCTAATGTCTTTACCGTAGGAATGTTGTTGTATCGCGTAGTAATGATTTGAAAACCAACATCAGAAATGGCAGATAAAAACGCCTTGCCTAAGAATGCTGCCGTAATGACATTGCGAAATCCCTGAAAAAAGTCTGCCAGGCTAGTTACCTCACCCTGGTTGGTCTTTCCTGATATGACACTAAAAGTAGCATCTGCCATACGCTTTTGACTTAATGTAAGCGCTTGCTGCTTTTCGCCTAGCGCTCTAAGTGCAGCATATGTTGTATTTGGGTTAGGTCCCATAATCTCTAGCAATGCAATGTCGTGTGCGTTGCTATCAATCCAGCCGGTTAGTGTTGTAAACAGATCGCCCTTGCCAAAGTCTTTCTGGTAAGTCATCCAGGATTCAGCATCTTTAAAATAAAGGATACGTCTCTCTGAGCCGCGTCTAGAGAGCTTTTTACCGAGCCTAGGAACAGTGAGATCCTCTACCTTATTTAGACCATGTGTCGTGATTGACTCATACGCATAGTCCAATAGGTCTTCGAGCTGTTCGTTTGTGAGCGGCTTGCCAGCATCATCGAGCATTAGACGCCGATCAAGCATAGGACGTATTTGTTCTTTCCAAGCATCCTTGCCAACATTCATGATTGTTCTGGCATCATGATTCTGTGGCATCAAAAACTTTTCGTTCTTTGATATTGATGCACCGTTGCGATTTTTAAGGCGTCGAGCTAGCTCAGTGGTTTGTATCCAGTCTTTTGCCCATTGGTTGATTGCAGCATCGTCAGTAGTTTCGCCGTAAACAGCACGAATAAACTTTTCTAGATTTGCCTCATCTTGCAAAAAGCCTAGTCCCTTTGTTCGGAACTGAGCCAACATGCCAGATAGCCTAGAGTGCATTAGACCTTGATAATATTGCTGTAGCTTATCGACGTTTTGATATCTAGCCTTGCCCTTGGCATCTTTAACCATCAAAGACATCAGACCATCATAGAATCCACTGGGATGAGATGCGATGTTATCTACTGCTTCTGCCAGTCTAACGGCTTGGAATGCCGCCTCTTTCTTTTTGACGGACAGCGTAGTTACATACTCATTTAGAACGCGATTAGGGTCGTCAGATTCCGTTAAAAGGCGACGAATCTCTTCCGGTAACTTAGTCGTGGTTTTTGGTATACAAGTAGCAAAATCACTCACCGCGCACGCACCTTATTAAGTTGTTTATATCTTCTAACTGATCGTCAATTTCCTTAATAAGCGTATCAGCGCTTACCTCTTCCCCCTCAACAAAAACCTTTCGCTTGTCTGCTGGCAGCTGGTTATAGGCTTCCATTGCTAAATCATAGGACTCCTGCGTGCCCTGCAACTGCATCAGCTCTCGCTCTCGATCTATGACGGCCATATCCACAGGGCGCGGCTCATCAGGTACGGGGTAGTCTTCTGGTAGTCGAGTAGCCTCATTGCTAGAGTCCATCTTGGACTGCCATTCTCGAAGATATTCCGACTCGTCTATCATGCGTTGACGAGATGCGTCGCGATAGACCTGCTCTAGCGGATCGCCTACAGGAGCTTCCTCTACTTCTTTAATACGCGCATCGAGGTCATCAATACGAGCTTGGACTGTCGGATCTCTATACATACCTGGGTTGTTGATTACTGTTTCCACCCAGTCAAAAGCATCGTTAGCAGTAAACGCAACCGGAGAGGTCAAATCTGGAATGGCCGCAACACTAATATCAGGATCATCTAGCAATCGCTCGGCAAGCATATCAGGCGTCATGCCTTGATCGCCTGCTCGCCAAAAGCCAGGTGGGAACCTGCCCTTTTTGAACACCTCGGGATCTATGCCTTCAGCTGCAAATATTTTTTTGTTCAGACCGCCTTTTTCTTTGACCCAGCCCACCATTTTTTTTGATTTACTGAGTTTGCGCTGCTCTTGCTCTAGCTTTTTTACAGTAGACTTTTTAACGCCTTCAAGTGTATCGAACTCACCCCTTAACCAAAGCTCATATTCCTCATCCATAATTCTAATCGGAGTCGGATCTCTAGTTGCATTAAGAGCGTCAATATAATCTGCTATCTCCTCAAGCGATCTATCTGCTTGAGATAGTTGTTCTGGGACTGTGTATGGTGGCTCAGTAGGCTCGCCAACCTCAGCGCGACGTATAGAGTCCTGGTTTGTGATTGCTGGCTCTTCAGTTAGCGCTTCCGATGTTTTTGTTCTTGCGTTCCTAAAGTAGCCCGCAATGCCACCTGTAACCGCACCTATTGCAGCCCCACCCGCAGCAGCAGTAACAATCGCTGCTATTGCATCCTGTGCGGAATAGGGAGATTCAATATCTTCTTTGTGAGCATAAACAAATGGCTGAATAGCTGCTTCTGTTCCTGCTGTAAGTGCTGCAGTGGTGCCTGCCGTTCGCAATGCCGTACCAAACGCTGTAAGCCCTTTGGATGCCGTCGTTACTGTAGCTATTGGCATGGTTGCTATATTGATAGGGTCAAGCATGAATGCCGTAGCGCTACCAACAAATTGCGCTGTGCCTGGACCCTCAGCAAGAACTGATTCTGCATACGCCCGACGACGCGCAAGCATGGTATTTCTTTCATCTCGCAATACGCGGTCAGTCTTAATTAAGTTTGAGTAGTCGGTATCTTCTAAATCGCGCGATAGCTTATTGAAGTCAAATCGACCATCACCATATTGATATGACTCTGGATCAACGATGCCTTGGTTAATTAGGTTAATTGCGTTTACTCGCCTCTCTTGGTACATCTCCTTGTTGAGCAAGCTAGAGATAGACAGGTTTTCATCAATTGTTAGTCCAACCGCAGCCGAAAAGGTTTCTCCGAATGTCGGATCATCTTGAACCTCGGGCGCTACGGCGGGTGGCCGCAACATAGATTCAAGACCTCGACGGTCTTTTCCAGAGACGAAAGGCATTAGAGTATTGGAACTCCCTTTCTGGTAGGCGGCGCTACTCTGTATCTAGAAGGCAGATAGTCTAATAACTCCTCGCTGATCATAATTTCTACCGGCGACTCAACACCCATAGAGTTTTTAGCAAAAAGCTGAACCATGCCAGAACCAGGATCTACAACGTAGTACCCACCCATTCCGCTATTGACCAAGCGAGAGTTTTTTAATCTTGATACTGCTTGCTCGTCGGTGTACCCCGTTACGCCATCAGGCGCAAACAACCTCAGCATCTCAGGTGAAAATTCGTCTACGATATCCTCAAACACGTCTTGATCTAAGCCCCTAGGAAGCTCAAGTCTATAATCGTTGTACTCACCAATACCGCCGGTAACAGCATCAATCGAGGCAACAAACTCATCTTCTGAAAACTCAGTAGGATCGGTACGAGTGGCAGCGTAATGAGCTAGCGCCGCGTTGATAACAATGGCCTCATCCTCACCCGCAGTACCAGGTCTACGATATGTGTCGCCAACATAATCACTAAACACGGTGAGATAGTCCCGTTGGCTTGGATTGGAAACTGTTTTTTGACGCAACATTGCATCGCCTTGGAATATAAGGCTTGCCGTATCTATATCGCCAATAGCACCAGCCATAGCAAATAGCTGTCCATTCTTCTCAGATATCTGCTCCCAGATTTGTGGCGCTTGAGACGATGCTTTTTGAAACGTCAAAGCAAGCATACCTTTCTCTTCTGGAGTAGCTCGATTGATATAACTGACTACGGATTGCGCTTCATTTTGAGTAAAAAAGTTAGCTTCGTATGCGGGACCAAGTCTTTCGTCATAGACAACATACGGCTTGGTAGCGCGTAATTCATCTAGCCTTCTGTCAATAGAGCCGCTGATGTTATTAAGATCAAACGGCTGAACACTTATTGATCCAGTTTTTCCAAGAAAATCAAGAACTTGCCCTTTTTGGAATGCCGAATCCATGCTTCCCAAATAAGTTTCTGCATTCTTAATAAAATCTGATCGACGTTTTTGTTCGTCAATAGACAGGCCGGCAGTAGGCATTGCCCGAGCCTCTTGCACTAATTCCAAAATTACTGGGCCAGTAGATCCATGCAAAACCTTGAGATCCTCATTTGACTCTACCATATCGTTGTATCGTCTTGAGATATCCTCATCCTGCAACGTAATGACCCGCTTTGCCATTTCATCAAGCGTGCTCTGATTAACGATATCGCCATTACTAATAATGGTATCTGCAGAAGATATATCTTCCTTTAGGTCGGACCTTAGCGCCTTGACTACCTCCGTTTTTCTTCCGACCTCACTTTTTGCTTTTGCCTTTAAGCGATCAATATCGGTAGGATCAAGCCCAGGTGGAGGCTTCTTATCGAGAGACTCAATATAAGCCACTGCTTGATCTGGATCTTCTATGCCATTAATTCGCAATATTTCTCGCTCATACGAGATTTTTTGCTGACTTGCATTAGTACGTCGTTCTAGATCAAACGGCGTAAAGTATTCGACAGCTTCATTGCTTTCGTATAACCGACGCAAATCATTTTCAGCAGTAACACGCTCGGTGGGGTTTTTACCAAAGATCGATTGATTAATAAGCTGAGTTTCTCGCTGTGCGAATACACTCATGCCTTTTTCGATTCGAGCCTGGTTTGCAGTGCGTCGAACCCCTACGCGCTTACTGACAGCGTATGACTCTACGTCCAGATCAAGAAGTTGTTGCTGTACTGGATCATCAAAACGAGTCGGAATCTTGTTTCGGATGTTTGCGACAGCATTGTCAAAGAAGGCTTCTTGCTGATCTTCGGGCTGCAAAGCGGCTTCTTCGGCGGCTAGTGTTATAGCTTCGGTGTACTGAACCTTAAACTCACCTTCATCAATGCGACGCTGAACATCAGCCTCTTTTTCAGCAATGCGTCTTTGGCGCTCTTGTTCTATTGCTATTTCCCTTTGACGCTGCTGCTGTATGCCAAACGCAACATCGCCAGCTTGCTCGGCAAGTCTGCCTGTAGCTCTAGCAACCCCAGCACCAAACTCTTCAGGCGTAGCTCGAACCCTCATTGGCCTAGCGCCAACGTCTGCTAT